ATGGTTTAGTTGGCCAGTTAATTGTCCAAGGAAAGCCACTTTGTTGAGTAACATCGCGTAATGCTTGACGATACGTAGCCCAAGCTTGCTTATCAACAGGAGCATCTGCTACTTGAGTCCAATCGCTGTCTTTTAATAGTTGATCGCGTTGTGTGCGAATAACCTTAGTTTGTTCAGCATCTTTTAATATTTTGTAAGCAGTTTCTTGTTCAACAGCAGTAGCTTCTGCGGTATCAGTAAAAACTGGACCAAGAATGTATTTTGTGTACCAACGACCATCAATTTGCTCTACGCCAGCTTGTTGACTATACTGGTAAACCGTACCGCCTGTGACCTGTGGGCCTTCAAATACCACATCGCCACCGAACTCATTGATAATGCTTTCAGTTAATGGTTGTGGTAGTGAAGTGTTTGGAAATAGTGCGCGAAATTCACTTTCGTACACGACTTGACCTGTTTGTTGAATTCTAATTTGCATTTTGTTTACCTTATGCGATTGCTAAGAAGATGTACGTACCGCCACTAGTGTTGACGTCTACAAACTGGCCTGCGTTAATTGCAAACCCTGCGCTATATGGAGCAAGATAGTCTGTGAGTTCTTCGGCGGCTATGGTATTGAGCAAAAAGTATGGATCAATGCCAGATGTAATACCTCGTGATGAGTCCCATACATACCAGTCACCTGCTGCGTTAGTACGTTTAATCATTACAAATCTTGCACCAGCAGTAAAACCACAGTCAATTTGAAGCGTTGTGCCTGTGCTTGTGTATGAGCCTACTTTGCTGACGCCAGGGCAGGTTGCAAAAAGGTAGGCTACGTAATTTAAACCGTTTCCATTATATCCTTGATTAGCATCTGCTCCAAGGTAAAATGTAGAGGCAGTTGCTGGGGAAAGGTCAAACGAACCAGAACCATTAGCTCCTCCATTTGTGTTATTTAGTATCATGTAAGAAGTGCCTGAATACATGACAAACCAATTAAGAGCCAAGCCTCTATTTTTTAAAATAATTAACTGAGGTGCAACACCTAAATTATGAGGAATGTTTCGTGCTATACCATTTCCGGTAAAACAAACTTCATCAAAAAAGCCAGGGGCACGGCCAAACATGTATTGCACAGGGTTTGTACTAAACATGTTAGGCCTTAAGCCATTTTTTACAATTCCAAAAGGTGTGGTTCCTAGACTTGCTTCAGCTGCTGTAGATGTAGACAGTAGCAGACCACTACCATTTCCACGCAATCTGTCAAACCACGATCTATTATAACTATTAGATCCTCTGGTACTGCTAATAAACAAATCTGGGGGAAAAGTAGTGGTTACAATAAATCCAGTTCCGCCATTAGCTTCTGGTTGTTGAGATGGCAAAAACACACTTGTACCGCTTGTAGGCACACGCATCGGGCCACGGCGGATGGCTATGTAGACCATAGTGTCTCCAGAGCCGCTTATAGAAGTAAGCCCGTTTTTAACAACAAACCCTGTGGCGGTTGGATAAATTCCTGGTTGAATTGATTCAGCGGCGGTAGTATTTGGCTCTAACAACTGTGCTTGTGCCGTATTTGCAGCAGGTACAACTGCCGTGCCTCGCATTACGTCCCACATAGTCCAACCGGATACGGTAGTAGCATTTTTAATCATTACAAATTGTGGCTCAAAACCTAGGTTTACCTCTAAAGAAGTAGGGTAAGCAATTCCGGTATAACTCCCACACGAAATCACATTGTCTGAACCAGTCAGACCAAAGCCACCTGCGTTGTGGGCGAATAGGTAGGCTACGTAGGTTGCCCCGTTAATGTTTGTAAAACCAGCATTAACTGTAAATTGTGTAGATGTTGGTGGAATAACATTAACTTCGTCACCAAACCAGTAAATTGCACTTGTTGTCTGAGCACCAGTATCGTTCAACACCAGCCCGTTATTTGTAGAGCAACCCCTGTGGTAAACACGCCAATTACCTGCTTCGCTTGTGCTCTTAACAATCATGCACCCCGGCACTGAACCAAGGTTATGGCTGATTGCCCGTGCCGCCGCTCCATTCCCCGTGTAAGTCACAACATCAAAGAACTTAGGCTGCTTGCGGAATGTCCATGAGGCGTATGTGCCTGTAGTTTCGTTTACATATATATTTGTAGGAACCCCAAGCGTAAACCCATTTGAGTTAAATGAAGTAAAATCATTACCGGTTTGCGAACTATAGGTTTCTGCTGCTGTTGTATTCGTTGAAACGTATGAGCCTCTGCCTCTAGCAGTATCAGCTAACCAATGATTTACTGTTGAGGCCCTTCTTTTCATCCATACCATTCCACCTTTGGTAGCTAAATCAATATTATTGGTAATAGTTTGTGAAGCGCTGGTGCCAGTATAAAGGTCAGTGCTAAACACATCTTCTATGTAGTTAGCAGTACCGCTGCCAGCTTGTGTTGTATTACTTGAAAACATTAATGTTCCTTATACACTGTAATTCTGACCAGCATTTGAACCATACCAGTTTGTACCATCACTTGTAAATACAAATTTGTCTAATTTGGTTGCAGCGCTTGTTAAGGTTGGTGCCGTGCCTGCAGGCCAACGAGTTGTAGCGGACCATGTAACAGTAAATCCGCCAGTGCCTGTTTTAAGTAACAAAGTAAAAGATTTACCAGCTGTTGCCGTAGGCATTGTAATTGTACAGTTGCCTGTTAGCGTAATAACTTGAACTGTGCCATTGGCTAAATCTACTGTAATAGCTGTGCTAGAATTAGCTGTAAAAGTTGTTTCTGTATAGTTGGTAATAGTTGGGTTTGTTAGTGTTTTATTTGTTAGAGTATCAGTGCTGCTAGGTGTAACATACCCATTAAGAACGTCACCACTTTGTAGCTCTTGAATTGTTGTGCCGCTTAATACTAACGGATACTTTGTAGCCATAATTTTTTCCTTATGATACTGCTATACTTGTTGATGTACTTCCATTTGCTAACAATACAGTTATATAACCGCTAGCTATAGGTACTAAAGACACTGAACCTGAATAAGTTGTTATAGGTAAAGATGTAACTAAATTAGTCCAGGCAGGAGCTGTGGCATTTCCACCCGAAACCAAAACTTGACCAGCAGTACCAAAACTAGGAGTTTGTCCAACTCCTATTGCTCGCTGCGGGTTAACTGTAAGAGCGGTATTGCCAGATGCTTGTAGTGCTAGTGTACCAGAAGCATCTGCAGTAACAATGTAACCGCCAAAGGTTACATCTGCATTAATTGTTGTTGGCATTGATTACTCCGGTTGTGCAAGACAGTTAAATAATAATTTTAGTATCATAGTTAACTTTCTGTGATAAATATAAACGAGTAGAGAACCTCGCAAGAAACTGCAATATTCCCACCCAGCTTGACACCGATTTCGTCACCGGGGAGTGCCCAGATTTGACTTGCCATACTAGCTGTTACAGCTGAACCGGGTGCTGCCAAAGAGAGTTTGTCAGCTGACAGGTTTTTGCTTGTAGTTGTGTTACCGGGAGGGTCAAAGCTACACTGCTCACTTGCGTAGAAAGATGTAGTACCAGAAAAACCATTACCTGTTCCCGCTGCACTTGTCCCCATCACTTGTGGTAAGCTGACATAGCCGATAGGTGTATTAGAACAATCAAAACCTCCGACGTATCCGTAGCCAGTTGCTGATGTACCCACAGACAAAAAGCAGTTAAGCTCAGAAGGTTGTGTTGCACCTGATGATGTTTGAGCACGAACTGCGAACTGTGTGATGATTACACGAGAGGGTCCACCAGCAGGAGCTGTTGCTAAAGTTGTTGGGTTAACATTAGTACTGCTTGTTGCTGTAGTTACACTGGTAGTACCTTGTTGTACTGTGATTGCTTGTGGCATTATGGTACTTCCGTGATAAAGATAAACGAGTAAGTCACCTCGTATGGGCATAACGTGTTGTTGACTGAAAGCTTTAAACAGATTTTGTCATTCGCTGTTACCCAGAACTGCGTTGGTATTGCGCACACCGTTGAGGAGGTTGGTGAAGCAATAGTGATGTCAAGAGGTTTAAGATTCTTAACAGTTGTTCCTGCTTGGTCTATCTGTGATAGGATGTAAGCAGTTCCACCAGCACTATTAGCTGCACCACCGCCGATACTCTGTGCTTGTCCTAGGTTACTGTCACCAGTCGTTTGTAGTATCCCAAGGAAGCCAACAGCATTGGACGAGGACGAGAACCCACCGATAGGTGAGTATCCAACAGAGTCCTTACCAATGATAAAGTTAAGGTACATGGGTCTATGGTTAAAAACATTGAGTGTGGTAGTGTTCCTCAGTGAGAGTTTGTTAATGATTACACGAGAGGGGCCTGTGCTAGGAGCTGTCACCAAAACTGTTGGGTCTTGGTTTTGCTTAAACTGATTACCCGCATTTGAGTTGTTGCCTGTGAGTGTAACTGTTCCGGATTGTGTTGTTACTGTTTGAGCCATTAAACGCCTCCTGTTGTTCCGAACGCAACAAATGCTCCGGCTCCGCCTGCTGCTGTTGCCCATTTGGGTCTTTGCAGACTAGTATCATATGTTAACACCTGCCCATTTGTTCCAACCGCTAACATTGCTGTTGTACCGGCTGCTGTTTGATACGGCACTGTACCGGCACTGCCGCTGGCAATGTTAGTTGCATTAGTAGCGTTAGTAGCATTAGTGGCTGTTCCTACAGTTAATGATGAAGGTGTAGTCCAAGTAGGAATTCCTGCACCTTGAGAAGTTAAAAGTTGCCCGCTAGTACCAACAGTTAACATTGCTGTTGTATTTGCGGCGCTTTGATAATGTAGAGTACCTAAACTACCACCAGCTATATTAGTAGCAGTTGTTGCGCTAGTAGCAGTTGTTGCGCTAGTAGCAGTTGTTGCGCTAGTAGCAGTTGTTGCGCTAGTAGCAGTTGTCGCACTAGTAGCTGTTGTTGCGGATGCAACACTTAGTGTAGAAGCCGAAACCCAAGTTGGTACGCCTGCTCCGCCTGAAACTAGTAGTTGACCTGCTGTACCTGCAGCAGTTGTAGCATATGCAGTTACTGCGTCACCATACGTTATGCCTCCTGGCGTAGGAGTATTTGATCCGTTAATTGTTACTGGCATTAGTTACTCCGGTTGCGTAGGCCATTGAATTTCGCTTGGAAATCCTACTTGAGCTGTAATATTACGTAAAGTTTCTCGATAAGCTAACCAAGAAGTAATTGTTTCTGCTGAAAGCCTTGTAGTAGCAGAAGGAAGTTCTATCCAGTCACACCGCATTAAAAGCTCGTTACGGTAATTACGCATCTCGGCAGTAAGCTGTTGTAAAGCCTCGGCTTCTGAAACAGCTTTGGCTGCCAAGTAAGTTTCCAACTCTTCACCTTCTAATTCACGGATTCCAAACTCAGTTGCAATTAAAACGGTCATGATTTAATCCTTAAACCTAAAACTGTAATATAGGCAGTGTCTAGTATTGCACGAAAGTTTTGACTTGCCTGAAGACGAATTCCTGTAGGCGTAGAGCCAGCGGATGTATGAATACCGGCCATGATCCCGGACGCAGGCCAGTATCCTCCTTGCTTAGAATCAGTTGTTTGAAACCAAATGTTTGCATCAGTACTAGAACCAGGTGAGATATTGTAATCCAACCAAAAATCAGCAACTGCCGGCGGACCGCCCCAACCAAAATTAGTAGACCATCCCGTTAAACTGCCTTGAGCAAAACCAGTAACACTAGAAAACTTAATTCCTTGCATTTCGTAGTTTGCTCCAGAGTCTGTAGTGTTAGCTCCAGTAAGAACTCGAATGGTTACAGTGTTCTGACTTGTAGAGCCACCATAACCTAGTCGACTAGACACAATTCTAAAACCTGAGTAAATGCTGCTGTCTAACCCCGTGATCTCAATAGCCGCAACTTCAGTTGTGTTTAAAGATACAGTTTTAATGTACTCATAACCAGTGCTTTGTTGTATTAAAGTTAACGCCTCAGCCGAGCTTATGCCAGCTGTAGACGTTCCGGATGCAGAAATGGTTTGTATGATTCTCGCCATATTTATCCTTCATATCCCATAGCAGTTATAGAATATGGAACAGTTCCATAGTTTTGACAATAAAGTTTGTCGCCATTGTTTAGTACTAAACCTGTTCTTTGGTAATTACTAAAAGAAGTTTGATTTTCTATTACTGCGGTTTGAGCAACAGTAGAATAATTACTGTTAAATTTATTAACGTTTGCAATACCTGAACCAGTATATAAATACGAAGTACTACTAATTGGATTAAAACAAGTTGTGCCTGCAGGTAATGCTTGATTAGTCCAATATGTTGACGACACTGTCCAGCTTACTAAATCTGTGGAAACATAAGTCTGACCATTTGCTGATTGTGTTTGCCATAAACTAGTGCCTATTCGTTGTGGCCGTAAAGCATAATTTGAGCCCCAAGGAGTACTGCTAGCTTCTCTTACACCGCCAGCTTCAAGAAAAGTATATGCAGTAGAACTACCTTTTCGAACTGCACGCAAACCAGCTTTAGTAAAAGACCATATTTCATTCTTTCCAGCATTCCCAATAAATTCTAAATAAAATTTACTAGTATTTGGGTTCCACTCAAACCAAGATACATGTGTTACTGAGTTATAGTTAGTATTAATAAATGAATAG